AGAGATGAAAAATGGAAAGAACAAACAATACGAAACACAAGTGAGTCCCAGTTTCAAACAGAATTTGAGTGTGAGTTTTTAGGTAGTGTAGATACACTTATCAATGCAAGTAAAATTAAATCTATGGTAGCAATTGATCCACACCGTAGTGGTAGTTTTGATGTTTGGGAAAAACCAAAGAAAGGAAATATCTATACTGTTTGTGTTGATGTTGCAAGAGGTATCTCAAATGATTACTCAGCAGCTGTAGTTGTAGATTGCACAAAAGCACCTTATAAGATTGTGGCAAAGTATAGAGATAATGATATCAAACCAATTGTCTTTCCAAGTATTCTACAAAAATTAGGTAATGCATATAACAAAGCATTTATGTTGATAGAGATAAACGACTTAGGTCAACAAGTAGCAGATAGTTTGATGTATGAGTTAGAATATGATAACATGATGATGGTTACACAAAGGGGTCGTTCTGGTCAAGTATTAGGTGGAGGCTTTAGTGGTCGTGGTAATCAGTTAGGATTAAGAATGACTAAGGGCACTAAAAAAATTGGAACTTCTAATCTCAAAAGTTTAATTGAGAGTAATAAACTAATCATAAATGACTTCGATATGATATCAGAATTATCTACCTTTATTGCAAAAGGTAAATCTTTTGAAGCAGAACCAGGTTCACATGACGATTTAGTTATGTGTTTAGTCATTTTTTCTTGGGCTGCAAATCAAAGATATTTCAAAGAGTTGACCGATGTCAACGTAAGAGGTCAAATGTTTACGGATCAACAAAATGCTATTGAGTCCGATATGGCACCTTTTGGTTTTATTGACAATGGACTAGACGATCCAGAGGGTAATAATAATTCTTTTTATGATGACGCTGGTGAATTATGGTCACCAGTTGAAATACGCAAAGGAATATAGAGTTTTCGTATATGATAAATATACACAAAGGGTTATAACAAACAAAACTTAATATTAAGGAGAACGAACAAATGGCATTTCAAGTATCACCAGGTGTTCTAGTACAAGAAACTGACCTAACGAATATTGTCCCAGCAGTATCGACTTCTATTGCAGGCGGTGTAATCGTTTCTACAAAAGGACCAGTTGATGAGATAACTTTAGTATCAAGCGAAAAAGAATTAGTTGATGTATTTGGAGAACCAAACGGATCAACTTTTGAATACTTTTTCACACTTGCTAATTTCTTACAGTACGGAAACGCCCTTAGAGTTGTACGACCTGCTCTTGCAGGGTTAGTAAATGCAGTATCATCAGGATCTGCTATACTAATTAAAAGTACAGACGACTATTTGAACAATTTTAGTTCTGGCGAAGCGAATGTAGGCTCTTGGGCTGCTCGTACACCTGGAACTTTAGGAAACAATTTAAAAGTTTCTGTATGTCCTAATTCAACAGCATTTGCAAGTGCTGGATCCTCAAACTTAATCAATGACGCTTCTATGGCAATTGGCGATACATCATTTACAATTGATGACGCTGGTGGCGATAAAATTCAAGTGGGCGACATACTAGAGTTCGGAGATGCTTCAGGCAATTTTGATGCTGCACCATCAGGACATTATTATAAAATAACAGGTATATCTGGTTCAACAGTAACAATCGCAAGATTCAATCCTCAAACAGGAGTAACTGAAACAGGCGGTCTAAGACATGCTGTTGTTGATAACGCACAATACAAAAGATATTGGGAATATTATTTCCAATTCTCAAATGCACCATCAACTAGTGATGATGTTTCAGCTGCAGGTGGTAGTAATGATGAATTACATATCGTAGTAGTTGATGAAGATGGCGGTATCTCAGGTACAGCAGGAACTATACTAGAAACTTTTGAAGGTTTATCACAAGCTTCAGACGCTAAAAATTCAACAGGCGGTTCAAATTTCTATGCAGATGTAATCTATGCAGACAGTAATTTTATTTACTGGATGGACCACGAAGCAACTTTAGCAAATGCAGGTTCTGCTAAAACAGGACAAACTTTTGATAATACTTTCACACAAACTATAACAACTATTGCTACTTCACTTTCAGGTGGTGTAGATGGATCTTCTGCTTTTACACCAACAAATGCAGAATTAGCAACTGCTTTCGATAGATTTAATGACGCTGAAAACGTTGACATTAATTTATTAATCGCAGGACCTTCACAAACATCAGCAGACGCTACTGGCGATACACTTGCAACTAAAGTAATTGACATAGCTGAGCAAAGAAAAGATATTGTAGCATTCATATCTCCTGCAAGAGATGATGTTGTTTCAAAATCAGGTTCAGATGTTTCTGATCCAATTAAACAAACAGTAAATGTAAAAGCATTTGCTGACGGACTATCTTCTTCAAGTTATGCTGTAATAGATAGTGGATACAAATATATGTACGACAAGTACAATGATGTATTCAGATTTGTGCCATTATGTGGCGATATAGCAGGACTTTGTGCAAGAACTGATAATGTTGCAGATAGTTGGTTTTCACCTGGCGGTTTCAATAGAGGCCAAATCAGAGGTGCAGTAAAACTTGCTTTCAATCCAAATCAAACACAAAGAGATGAATTGTATAAAGCAAGAGTAAATCCAGTAGTAACTTTCCCAGGTCAGGGAACTGTTCTATTTGGTGACAAAACTGCTCAAGCAAAACCAAGTGCGTTTGACAGAATTAATGTTAGAAGATTATTCATAACATTAGAAAAAGCAATCGCAACTGCTGCTAAGTTCCAACTCTTTGAGTTTAATGATGAATTTACTAGAGCTCAATTTAGAAATCTAGTAGAACCATTCCTAAGAGATGTACAAGGTAGAAGAGGTATCACAGACTTTTCAGTAGTGTGTGATGATACAAACAACACAGGAGAAGTAATTGACAGAAATGAATTTAGGGCTGATATCTTTATCAAACCTGCTCGTTCTATCAACTTTATCCAACTCAACTTTATTGCTACTCGTACAGGTGTTGCGTTTAGTGAAGTTGTAGGCGCTTAATTAGAGAGAGGAGAATACTAATATGCCTAATATTAACGATTTCAAATCCCGACTAATTGGTGGTGGCGCTAGAGCCAATCAGTTTAAGGTAACTTTACCTTTTCCTGGTTACTCACAAGTTGGGGGAGAAACTTCAGACCTAGCATTCTTATGTAATGCTACAGCAATACCAGGTATGACAGTAAGTGAAGTTGCCGTAAACTTTAGAGGCAGACAGCTTTATATTGCAGGCGACAGAACTTTTGCTACTTGGAACATAACTGTGTTAAATGATACTGACTTCAAATTGCATAGAGCATTTGAAAGATGGATGAATGGTATAAACAACATGACAGATAACGAAGGGTTAACAAACCCATCTGATTATCAAGTGGATGCGTTTATTGACCATTTAGATAGAAACGGAAACACGCTTAAATCTTATACTTTAAGAGGTGCGTTCCCAACTAGTATTTCTGAAATTGCATTAGACTATGGTACTAACAATGCTATAGAAACTTTTGATGTAACATTCAGATATCAGTATTTTGAAACAGATACTACTACATAAAATAGAAAGTTATAAGGAAATATAATATGGTAGAATTACTTGGATTCCAAATAACTAGAGCTAAAGAAGATGGCGAATTAAAAAAGGATGGTGCGTCTAAACAGGCGTTCACCATCCCTACGCCTGATGATGGCACAACAACTATATCAGCTGGTGGTTACTTTGGCCAGTATCTTGATATGGAAGCGAATGCCAAAAATGACAGCGACCTAATTAGACGATATAGAGAGATTGCACAAAATCCTGAATGTGATATGGCAATCGAGGATATTGTCAATGAGGTCATAGTGTCGGATGAGAGAGATAGTCCAGTCACATTATCTTTAGACAAGTTAGATATATCGGAAAACATTAAACAAAAAATAAGAGATGAATTTAACGAAGTTTTAAGCTTACTTGCCTTTGAAGAAAAAGGGCATGACATATTTAAAAGATGGTATACAGACGGTCGTATTTACTTTCATAAAGTCATAGATCCAGAAAGCCCTAGAAAGGGTATCACAGAATTACGATATATAGATCCACGTAAAATTAAAAAGGTGCGTGAGATTAAAAAACACCGTGATGCTAAATCAAAAGGTATTGAGGTAGTTGAAAAAACTGCTGAGTGGTTTGTATATAATGAAAAAGGTATACAAACAGGAAACACAAACGCAGGTGTAAAAATATCTACGGACTCAATAGTTTATGTAACATCTGGTGTTATAGACCAAAATAAGAATATGGTTTTAAGTCATTTGCATAAAGCAATTAAACCTGTCAATCAATTAAGAATGATTGAAGATGCTGTTGTTATTTACAGAATAGTAAGAGCACCTGAAAGAAGAATATTCTATGTTGATGTAGGTAACTTACCTAAACAAAAGGCTGAAAGTTATCTAAGAGAAGTTATGGCAAGATATAGAAATAAACTTGTTTATGACGCTAACACAGGTGAAATTAGAGATGACAGAAAACATATGTCAATGCTTGAAGATTTTTGGTTACCTCGTAGAGAGGGTGCAAAAGGTACCGAAGTTTCTACACTTGCTGGTGGTCAAAATTTAGGTGAGATTTCTGATGTTCAATACTTTCAGAAAAAATTATATAAAGCATTGAATGTGCCAATCAGTAGAATGGAATCAGAAGCAGGTTTCAACATAGGTAAATCTGCTGAAATTACTAGAGATGAATTAAAGTTTACAAAGTTTGTTGGCAGATTAAGAAAAAGATTTACACAAGTTTTTGGTGACATTTTAAAAACACAGCTCATTCTAAAAGGTGTAATGACCATTGAAGATTGGGTTAAGATAAAAGAACACATACAATACAACTATTTAAAAGATGGTTATTTTGCAGAGCTTAAAAATGCAGAAATAATGAGAGAAAGACTATCACTAGCGAATGAGGTAAGTCCATATATTGGTAAGTATTATTCAATTGAATATATTAGAAAGAATGTACTTAGACAGACAGACGAGGATATTATGGAGATTGATTCTCAAATTGCTAATGAAATTAAAACTGGTATCATAGCAGCACCTCAGGGTGAGACCTTAGATGATGAAGATACCGATATAAATAATACAGGAGAATAATTATGGCAGATGATGAAGTAAAAACTGATAGTGCGGAAGTAGAAACACCAGTAAACCATGTGAACAGCATGATAAATTCTTTGGTTGATGGTGACAATGTAGCGGCACAGGATGCTTTCAAAAGTGCTTTAACTGATAAAATTGGTCAAGCTTTAGACGACAAAAGAGTGACAGTTGCAAAAGATTGGTTAAGTGCTGGCGATGAATTAGAAGCAACACAAGACGCAGCTGGACTTGACAAATTAGGTCAAGAAGAACCAGTTGAGTTAGATGATCCTAGTGAAGCAGAAACAGAAGCAGAGAATGATACTGAGGTACAAGAAGTTTAGAAACGAATTAAATGAACGCAGATATGGCGGTCCTAAAAAATCTAAGGTGTATAGAACACTATCACCAAAGATGAAGATTGTCATAGATGATTTGTATTCTGAGATTGAGAAGTCGTCTAATCCAGTTGGACAGATGGCAGGTATAATAAGTAAAATTTCTGCTAAACATAATATTAAAAAAAGTGAGTTAGAAAATTTTATTGATAACGAAATAATAAAGTAAGGAAAATAAAAAATGGCTATTGCAACAAGAACACTAAAAGATACAGCGTTAGAAACTAGTAGTGGTGCTCAAGGGGGTAAAGTTACCATTCTAGTAAATATGGATGACAACACTACTGAAAATTCAAACATACTTGACGCAAGTGGTTTAGCAGGACACGCTAATGGTGCAAAGTTAGATATCACTAGAATATGGTGGCAGTTGGTACAAGGTACTGCTGATGACAATACAGGTCATGTGCAGATACAATTTAAAGGTTCTTCATCTGACACAACAGCAATTCAACTTGCAGGTACAGGTCACTATGATGGTACTGCTGGTAAGATTACTAACAACGCAACAAATGCTGGTGCTACTTCAGGCGACTTAGAGTTAAGTGCTTTTGGTACATCTGGTAGTGTTATTATTGAGTTAAGAAAAGATAATAACTTTACTGCTTAATGTTATATGGCAATTACAAATACAACTGTTGCTGATGTTAAGGGTGATAAAGTTATTATCACTTCAAAAGGCATTGGCAACGAAACAGACCAAATTGTAGTTGACGCTGAAAAACTAACTGGTGGCACAAATGAATCCAAAGTAGGATTGATTGAGTGTCATTATCAAATAGAGGGTACAGGAACTTTAAGATTTTCTGCCTCTAGTGAAACTAATAAACTAGGTTTACTCTTTAGTGGTAAATATGGTTTAAGACCTGACCAACTTATGTTTGGTAAGGATAAACAAATAAAACTAACAACGGACTCAAATGTAAAGAGTTATTTGTTAGTGACAGAATTTAGGAGATTTGATTAATGGCTGATGTAGTTACAACACAAACGATAGTCGATACAGTAGGAACTAAAACTGTAATTAAGATGACTAATATAAGTGATGGTACAGGTGAAACGCTTGTGACTAAAGCTGACGCTAGTGCTTTAAATTTTATGACCGAAGATGCAACTAAGAAGATTGCAAAAATATATTGGTCAGTAAATACAACAAATGGTAAATCAGGAGTTGAATTACTCTTTGCAGGTAGTGGCGCAAATGCTGCTAATGCAACAATAGGATTTTTCTCAGGTACTGGATTCCATGATTACTTTACAGCTGGTAATAGTATTCCAAACAATGCAACACTTGAAGCAAATACATCACCTGCTGGCGACATACTATTATCTACAAAAGGATTTGTGTCAGGCGATAACTACACAATCATACTAGAAATAAGATAATGGCTAAAAAGAAAAAAGATTATTCCCGACAAATCCTTGAAAGAATTGTTGGAACAAAAAGAAAGACAGAAATTGCTGAAAAATTAAAACTTGCTTTTGCAGAAAAGTATGGTGTTAAGAAAGAAGAATTAAAAAAAGAGATTGTAGATAAAATCTATAACAAAGAAAAGGTGGAGAGATGAAACTAATTACAGAAACAATTGAAAAAATTGAAGTCTTAACCGAAGAAAAGAACGGAAAAAAAGACTACAAAATTCGTGGTGTCTTTATGCAGGCTGATATTAAAAACCGTAATGGTAGAATTTATCCAGTCGAAACACTTGCAAAAGAAGTGAAAAGATATACCACAGAGTTTATAGATAAGAAAAGAGCTTTTGGTGAGTTAGGGCATCCTGACGGACCAACTGTGAACCTCGAAAGAGTTTCACACATGATTACTAGTCTAAAGCCAGAAGGTAAAAACTTTATTGGTGAAGCAAAAGTAATGGACACACCGTATGGTAAAATCGTTAAAAATTTAATTGACGAGGGTGCTCAACTAGGTGTATCTAGTAGAGGTATGGGATCTATTAATCGAATGAACAATCAAAATGTTGTCGGCAAAGATTTTTACCTTGCAACTGCTGCTGATATCGTTGCAGACCCATCAGCGCCTGATGCTTTCGTAGAAGGTATTATGGAAGGTAAAGAATGGGTATGGGACAACGGTGTACTAAAAGCAAAATCAGTTGAAGCATACAAAGAAGAAATAGAAAAGACAAAAAGACATGAGTTAGCTGAAGTTAAATCAAAAGTCTTTGCTGATTTTCTATCTAAATTAAAGTAAGAAACCTACGCAAAAAAACCAAAAAGCGCAGGTTTCAAAATGGTAATATGTATAAATATTATCAACAAGAAAATTAAATTTAATTTTAAATGTTAAGGAGAGACCGAATGTCTGAAACCGAAGTAACACAAGAAGTTGAAAAGAACATGGCAGAAGAACTTGACACTAAGGGCGACCCTAGTGCTCCAGCAAAATCTGGCGTGAAATCTGAACCAACTCACCTTAAAAATGACGCAGAGGATCTAGGTTCAGCAGTTGTAAAACCAACTGACAAAAACCCAGACGCTACGAAAAAGGTATCTAAAGTATCAGACCAGGTTAATAAAGACGCAAACGATGGATCTTTACCAAAAGACCAAAAACCTGCGAGCATGAAAGAAGAAGAAGCAGAAATCGAAGGCGAAGAAGAAATTGCTGAAGATAATGTAGAAACTTCTGAAATGGATATTGACCTATCTGATGATGTTAAGGCACTAGTTTCAACTGACGCTGACCTTTCTGAGGAATTCAAAGAAAAGGCTGCGACAATTTTTGAAACTGCTGTTAAGACAAGAATAAAAGAACAGGTAAAGATACTTGAGGCTCAGTATGACGAAAAACTTTCAAAAGAAACTGAAACAGTAAAAGAAGCTATGGTCGAAAAAGTCGATTCATATTTAAACTATGTTGTTGAAGAATGGATGAAAGAAAATGAATTAGCAGTAGAGAGAGGTATTCGTACCGAGATTGCTGAAGATTTCATTACTGGACTTAAAACTCTTTTCAAAGAACATTATATTGATGTTCCAGAAGAAAAGTACAATGTGCTCGATGACTTAACTGCTCAAAAGGAAGATTTAGAAGCAAAATTAAATGAACAGATTGAAAAAAATGTTGATTTAACAAAAAAAGTTTCTGAATTTGACAAGGCAAGTGCTCTTGCTGAAGTAACAGCTGATTTAGCTGATACTGAAAAAGAGAAATTTGCTGCTATGGCAGAAAACATAGAGTACGATAGTGCTGATAAATTCAAAGAGAAGTTAGAAACTGTAAAAGAATCTTACTTCCCGAAAACAAAATTGGAAACAGCTGATGATTCAGTTGATTCTGTGGCGGCAAACGAACCTACTGTTGAAGTAGGGACTGATGCTATGGCTGCATACACTGCTGCCATTTCAAAAAATGTTAAGTCTGTAAAGATTTAATATGATAACAACTATAAACGCAAATAATTAGGAGAGATAAAAAATGTATCTTACTGAAAATTTACAAGAAAAGTGGCAGCCAGTATTAGAGCATCCAGATTTGCCAAAAATCGAAGATGGTTATAAAAGAGCTGTAACTACTGTAATCTTGGAAAACCAAGAAAAAGCAGTGCGTGAAGATAGAGCATTCATTTCTGAAGCTGCTCCAGCAAACGCAACTGGTTCTTCTATTGATAACTGGGATCCAGTATTAATCTCGCTAGTTAGAAGAGCAATGCCTAACCTTATTGCATATGATATCTGTGGCGTTCAACCGATGACTGGTCCAACAGGACTTATCTTCGCTATGAAAAGCAGATTTTCTACTCAAGGCGGTACTGAAGCTTTATTTAACGAAGCGGATTCTGACTTCTCAGCTAGAGATGCTGCTGGCGACACTGGTTCACCAGACGCTCAAGCGGGTACTAACCCTGCTATCTTAAACGATAGCCCTGCTGGAACTTACACAACTGGTTCTGGTATGACTACTGCTCAAGCAGAAACACTTGGTGACGGATCAGATGAGTTCGCTGAAATGGCTTTCTCAATTGACAAAGTTACTGTTACTGCTAAATCAAGAGCACTAAAAGCAGAATACACTATGGAACTTGCTCAAGACTTAAAAGCAATCCACGGTTTAGATGCTGAAACTGAATTAGCAAACATTCTATCAAGTGAAATCTTGGCAGAGATTAATAGAGAAGTTGTAAGAACTATCTATGGTCACGCTAAAACAGGTGCTCAAGTTAATACAACTACAGCAGGTATCTTCGACCTTGACACAGATTCAAATGGTCGTTGGTCAGTAGAGAAGTTCAAAGGACTTCTTTTCCAACTGGAAAGAGATGCTAACGCAATCGGACAACAAACAAGAAGAGGTAAAGGTAACTTAATAATCTGCTCAGCAGATGTTGCTTCTGCTCTCCAAATGTCTGGTGTACTAGATTACGCTCCAGCATTAAACACTAACTTAAACGTAGATGACACAGGTAATACTTTTGCAGGTGTACTAAACGGTAGATTTAAAGTGTACATTGATCCATATAGTGCAAACTCAGCTTCAGCACATTACTATGTTGCTGGTTACAAAGGTACTTCACCTTATGACGCTGGTATGTTCTATTGCCCATATGTACCACTACAAATGGTAAGAGCAGTTGGTCAAGATACTTTCCAACCGAAAATCGGATTCAAAACTAGATACGGTATGGTACAAAACCCATTCGCAACTAGTGACGGAGACGGTGCATTAGACAATTCTGGTGCAGTTGCTGCTGGTAAACAAAACCTATATTACAGACGAGTTCAGGTAACTAACTTAATGTAATTAAGTAGTGTTCTTAAACGAACACACCACACCACAAAGGGGACCTTCGGGTCCCCTTTTTTTTGGTCTAAATTTTCTCTTATAAATAGTAGTATGACAACTTTAAATGTAGAAACAAGAGCACCAGATAAACTGGACTATGCAAGTCCAGT